CAAAGTATGATATCTCGTTTACCAGTCATCAAAAAGAACTTTAAAAAGTCATCGTGAACCTTAACCGATCCCATGTCACGAAAAAATTGAATAATATAAACTAAAATTAGCAAAATATTGGATGGACATAGACCATCTGAAAGAAGATCATACAGTATCAGAAAACAAAAGAATATATTCCAACAGAAATCGGCAATATCCTTTCAGATAACATCACAACATTTATGTTACATGATGGTATTAAATCCAGAGTAAAGCTGGCAACTGATTCAGATCTTGGCCAATCTACGGTGAATAGAATTATTAATTCTGAATCTAGTGCAACTGTAGAGAGCATTGATGCAATAGCAAAAAGCTATGGGACGTCAAGCTTATGAATTGTTAATCCCTAAGAATGATAAAAGCACTATTAATTATGATAGAAAAGCTTATTCAAAATTACCTTTAAGTGAAAAAATATCAATTCAAAACTTTTATTGAATTTATTATTTATAAAAATAATCTCGCCAGAAAAAAGTAATATATAAAAAAAGCCACCAGTAACATACTGATGGCTCTTGGTTTTTTAACCTTTATCAACTATTGCTGATAAACGGTATTTTATTCCCACTCAATTATATTCTAGCAACCCAACTAATTGATAAATATGATATATATTTAAATTAGATATCACTAACACCGTCACCGATACCGTCATTATAAAATCTGTCTACTTTTTCATCGGTAAGAATTGAGGAGTTTTTCCTTTGCTTCCAGCTCTGAAATGCAAAGGTTGAGTGTTCTGGTATTTTCATCTGCACGCTGAGCTTCACGCCCATATCGTTCAAGTGTTTCTCGTAGTTGTCGAGAAAGTTCACTGGCTTTGGCTTTCTCAACTCGGCAGGTATTGGCGTTATCGGTACTTGCAACTTCTGTTTTCGAGGTACCGGTTGAGAGCTGCACCCTGTCAAAGTGATTAAGAACACGATCAAGCAAAGCTTCTGTGCGTATCGTATCATGCTGTTGTGCGTCATGATATATCTCCAACCTATTCTGCTGTTCATTGTCTGCTTGTTTACGCAGAACAATATTTGTGGCCACATCCTTTTCATCTAATTGATTACCTACAATCTGTTTATTCATTGCTTGGTTATCAAAATAAATACCGCCAGCAACAAAGCCAGCGGTAAAGGAAACAGCCAAAGCAATTAACGCTATGACGGTTTTATTCATTAACGAACCCCATTGTGCTCTAATGAAAAATGATTACCGTCAGGACGAGTTTTAAAACGCCCGCCCCAACTTCCGCCCAATGATTCCCAATACTCCCCCAGTTCTTTATAGTCGCTGGTGGCTGTAAGGTATTTTCCGTTAGCATCAAATAGGTTGAAATCAACTGCTAAACGTTGAGTATGCAAACTGTTGCTAATACCCGATCCTTTCTTTGCATTTAATTTAGCTTGTTCTTCGGTACGATAAGCCTCACCAAACGTCAGTTTATATCCCTTCTGCTGAGCAAAGGTGATCAACTTTGCAACCATACCTGTAAACGTATTTTGTTTATCGACTAATGACATATTCACCCCTTTATAAACTTAATGACATTGCCTTTACTGACCAGCAACGTTGTGCAGATCAGGATATTGGCAAAGATGTTGTAGATATCAGCGTGATAATTAGGATCAAAGTAAGCGCGAATAGGTACGCTTGAAGAGTAAGCAAGAATGAGGAAAGCTAACCATCCACCTTTTTTACAGTGTTGTCTGCCGTCACGTTTAAAATAGAACACACGTAGAAATATGACGGTACAGATGATGGCATTAACAATAGTGAGCAATGTTTCGCATTTCATTGTTGCCCTCCTTGTTTCGGTATATCAGCCCTTCCATATGCTTTTACGCTTAACTTAACCACAAGCAAAGCGGAAACAAAAGCACCTACGGCATCGATATGTTCGATTTCGTATTGCTCAGGTTTCACACCGAAAAGACCAGTAACAGAAATAAAGATAGTTGCTGCAGGACTAAAGAATATAAGACCACAAACGAAGCTTAGAAAGGCTAATACCGATCTACGTTTAAAGCTATATTCAGTAGCAGCAGTGGTAAAGAAGATGGCTCCCAACAGTGAACCCATAACAACTTCTGCTGGAAGCCCTGCGAAGTAGCCAAGAAAAGCAGTAGTGCCGATCCCAGCTTTTGTGTAGACATCTTCTTGCATGAGTGTAGTACCAGTGATTAATGAGTAATCATGATACTACATAACCAATTAGATAAACAAAAAACCATAAAAGGAAAAATAAATCACATGGAGAACATACCTATATTTAAAGTGAGTCTCATTTATTATCATGTTCCTGTTAGTGAGTTGTCATTTATATTCTAAATATATCTTAAAGTAACTACTGGATGAAATGACGCCACCGTATCACCTGTAAACGATGTTACTTTTACGCTCGTTAAGTCAGGCTTAACACATTTAAAAACCACCTTAGCATCAATTCGTTGATTATAGTTAGTTAATCCAATATATGCAGAATCCCAACCCGTTCCTTTTGCAAAAGACACTAAAGATTTACTTTCGTCAGTTATAAACAGTGCACCATTATCTAATGAGCTTTTAAATACACCTGAAATAGACACCTCAACCAAAGCACCTATACGGAATCCTATATCATCAAAAGATACAATAATATTACCTTGTATTGCGGATTGAGCCTTTTTAAATGATATTACCTGCCCACCGTTATACTTGCCTCCTTCTATCGCCTTTCCTCCCATGGAGTTGGATATATATGTAGGAGTAGGTGTATAAAATGGATCTTCTACGTAAGTATCGCACCATGTATTTGATATTTCGCAACCATAACTAGTGGTGGAATTTAATTGTATCAATCCAGAATGTGCCCCTTTAAATGTTAGATTTTTAAAATGACACCGCTGATTATCACCAGAACCTGTAATTCCAACAATTGCATTGGGGCTTGTGTTCTGAAATACCCAATCTGACATTACAATATCGTGCCATGAGCGACCTATTACCAATGTTTGGCTTGTAAGATAAATTTCATCAGACATTTGAATAAATGCTTGAGTTGGAGGGGATGAATGTGAAGTAAACTCAATTTTTCCACCAAAGTAGGTGTTGTGATTAAAATGCAACCCAGACATAAAGTTGCCAGAATCTCTTTCAAATACTAAACAATATTTTGTTCTATCAATTGAAGCGCCTAGCCAGTTATCTGTTACTGACAAGTCTAAAACTTCATGAATTGACAACGCTCGACCAAAATTATCTATTGTACAGTTATGAATTTTTATACCTTCAGGATACCTACCTTCATTAGCATACGATAATCTTTCGCCTATTGATATTCCTCGGGTTTCTGAAGATGTCGGATTAGTTCCAAAAATAATGCTATTCGTGATGTTACATTCAACATTTTTATGCTGCAAACGTAATCCATTTCTACCATAAAAGAAACAGTTATCTATATTCCACGATCTTCCCCAGTCTGACTGTAAAAACCAATTAAAATTATACAATTTTACACGTTGTAAGTTAAACCTGTTAACATAAACATGAAATCCTTCCCCGCTCCCATACTCTCCCTGCATGTTGCAGAATGTAACTGTACCTGAATCATACTGACTATCTTCAGTCCATTCACCACCAATAATGCTAACTGATTCTATGCCGGCTCCATTAGTTTTTGCATTGAATAAATTACCTATACCTGATGCAACTTTTATTTTCGCACTATCGGCATTTATAGTTGTACCAGACTTTATATTTACCGATTTACCAAGTCTGCAATTACCATCAATAACAACGCTCTTTCCTAATCCTGCAGTTTTGTTTATAGCGGATTGCAAGCACGGCGCACAATCTACATCATTGACAAATAATGCCCCAAATTTTGAAATTGGAGCGCAGGCATCTAGTTGCAATACAGCAATATTACCGTTATTTAATAAATGATCGCTATAACCATCAGGTGTTTCATTGTAGTCGCTTGGAGAAACAATAAGATACGTTGCTCCTCCACCGCTGCTTTTTGAGTGAAATCCTAACGTTGCCACTAACATCCCTGGTGATAAGTCATTCTTTGATTTCATGACGTTAACGTTATTGAATTTCTTTACAATTTCACCGAGGTCACCTCGTAGACTTGCATCACCAACACTAATCCACTTACCTACCCCAATACCTCCTGAATTAACAGGACTTGAATTAACAGGAACACTTTTTGGCAAATCTCCATCCCAGCGATAATATTCTCCATTATTTTCAAAATGAAGAGCCTGATAGCGAGTTGTTATTTCTGCACCTTTTTCAAAAGAATCAACAAGGACATAACCAAGTGAACCAGTTTCAGCAGGATCAAGTAATTGAGGATATCCCTCATTGTCAAATCCAAGTTGTTTATTTCTACGTTGTTCAGCAGATGGTAATGCTGGTATAGCCTTATCCTTTACTCTTAATGTCTTGCTATCAATATATTTAATACTATTATCAACATAGTCTTTATTGGCGCTATCACTACCGAACTTAGGCGGTGCTAAATTTGTAATACGATTGCCTTTGGCGTCATAGTAGTTCGACAAATAGGTAGGCTTACGTAAGCTTAAAGAGAAAGTGCCCAGTGCCTTTTGAATTAACATTGTTAAATAATCAAAAGCATCTTCATGCACTTCAGCAAAGAATTTACCCTGATTACGTAAATCAGTTTCTTGTACAACAGGCAGATCGCGTTCTAATAATATCGTCCATCCTCTGGCTAATGGCTTATTTAAAACCACCTTACCGCCATGATAAGAACCTGCACCAACAATAGTGTAATCAGTACCATTCTTTAATGTAGTTTCATTACCATCGTTGTCAGCAACAACAACAATCAAATGCCTGCTTTCAAAGATACGGAATCGAAAATCAAAATCCGTTGTTACGCCATTACCTACATACTCTTCATGGCTTAATTCAGTAGATACCGTCATTGCACATCTCCTCTGGTGTTAATGAGGATATGATACGTTTAACTATAAAATATATCCATATTTGCAATAATGGTTATTATACAGAAAATTAGATTAACCATTTAGATAAACATTTTAATACATTTACGTTATTATAGTTTGCGTGACCGTTTTCATTAGTGAGGACTTTAGCCATGGAAAAGAAGTATGAATACCCTGCACCAGCTAACTATCCAGATGTAGTGAATACAGATGAAGGGATTGAAAAGTTAATTACAAAATCAAACCTTGAAGCACTTTTAACAAAAATGGGAGACGATGGTCATGATGTATCAGCTCCGCTTGTAGAACTGATAGCAATGAGAAACTTTATAGTTCAAAAGATGAGAGGCAATAAAAATATAATACCGTTGGTGGAATGTATTTTGTTTGAGCTTAAGAAGTAAGGTAAAGCACCGCTTAGACGGTGCTATTTACTCCAAATGGTTAATAAGTAAATAAACAAATTGCAATAACATAACCATTTTGGTAATTTACAACCCCTTATTTATGCGCCATAGTGATATTACATCAGCAAAATCTGATGTCGGGATTGGCGTCCTGAATCTATCTAAACGGCGCATACACCGCGCAAGCGGTTTTTTTGTATGCGAAATACAGCTACACCTATTCAATGGTGGGCTGTGTGGGGGCATCGAAAGATGCGCCAGTATCCGTTTAGGCTGGTACGCCAACCCCATACAGTTCACCACCAGTAATTGGCGTTGCTAGTGGTGATTACCCAAACTAAACGGAGTAATCATTATGACTAATCAGTTTCCTATCAATTTAAATCCTGAAATCGTTGTTAATAATAGAGGTCAAGCTGTTACCTCTTCTCAATCTGTGGCTGCATTCTTTATCAAACGCCACGATGATGTTCTAAAGAAAATACGAAACCTTGATTGCTCACCAGAATTTCATAACCGCAATTTTGCGGAGATGTCCATTAACCTAAAAATAGGCAATGGAGCCATGAGGAAAACACCATTCTTTCAAATGACTAAAAATGGATTTGTATTTTTAGTTATGGGTTTTACTGGAAAGAAAGCAGCTCAATTTAAAGAGGCTTATATTTCCGAATTCGACAGAATGGAAGCCGAACTTGCAGAAGAACGTTATTTATCAATTGGTAATTCAACAGATAAAAAAGACCTCATAGCACTTGTCGATCAACTGCAACGCACCATCCATGAAGGTGAATTTATCCCTGCTGGGCAAGTTGCTAAAGAATATAGTTTTCCTCGCACTCGTAAAAATCGCATCGAATTACTGGATGATTTTATGCGTAATCCAAAGAAAGATGTTTTACACAATCTTCTCACCTACCTAAAAAAAGATGGGCACAACGTTGATGAAGCTGAAAGAACATTACGTTGGGTTCGTGAATTGCTGTTAGAAATGAATGGTGCAATGCAAGAAATACGCACACACCATCAATATGTAGAAAGTTTGATTAGTCGATTATAATCACACTAAGCCCCTTTCGAGGGGCTTTCGGTTGAACAGTTTTACTTTAAGAATTAATCTTCTTGGTTAATGATATTATCTCTTAAAGAAATGTGAGACCGTATGTTTGGATTATTTAGAAAAAAAGAAAAAAATACCTTTGAAGAAGTCCAGCAAATGGCTAATGACCTTGGATTTGTAGTTACAAATGGTGGTCAAGTATTGGCATTTATGGGATTGAAAAGTGACTATAGTAGTTCTGAGGTATTATCTAATCTATTAGTAATACACATTGCTAAACAAATAACAGAACTACCTTTAGATAAATTAATTACTGATAATACAATGCATATGATTGATAATTTTGTTGCCTATATAAACGATAGATATAAAAACCGTCACATAAAAAAAACACATATACGAAAATGATTTCAACGCTATCATCACTATGATTTCTATGGATGAAGACGGTTTTCATCTTGCAAAAAAAAATAGTAGAACAGAACAAGCCAATTAGTTATTCAGCCCTACTATGTGCGTTATAACTATTACTTCATCTGTTCTTCAACCTGATTTAATAATGGTGACAAATAAAACAAGTTTTGGAAAGGTAATAGTTTGCGTACAGATCGCACTTCTCTATCATCAAACTCACCATTAAATACGCCAGATATGATATTTTTAATATCTCCACCCATATCAAAAGTAGGGCCAGCTAAAGACCATATACTATTGCGACTTTGATAACGTGATGCTGGTGGACCACCAAACATGGCACTCATACCATAAGTACCACCGCTAAGGTTTTCAATCATGTTATTCGGCTCACCCAACCAGCCCATCATACCTGACCAGTCTAACCCTTCTTTCACTAAGTTAGCCGGTTCGGTATTAATATCTCGTCCTGCCATTTTAGCCTTGAGGACATAGACTAGGGATCCAAGTGCTACCTGAAGCAATGCTCCATAGTAAAATGATGCATCACCTGATTGTATGCCTGAAACCAACGCTCTATTGTGAGTAGCAAAGAAGAAAGTTTTAAACTGCATCACAATCTTTCCTATTTCGCTACTCATAAATAAAGGTGTATCACCAATGCCCGGTGTGATAACCGTGGTTCTGACATCTTTTAATACCGCAGCTTGGAAAGTTTCACGCACAACACGATCATCCCACAAATGGCTATGCCCTGTTAACATGCCGTCTAAGTCTTCCCCGTGTCGTTTAAACTGATCTGCTATACGCTTTAGCATTGATTCATCAATACCTATATGAGCCAGTTTCTTTATTTCTCGTTTACTTAACGAACCACCAGCATCTAAAGTGTTTGCTGCTTTCAGTACCTTAGATTGAGTAATAAGCCCAGACCACATTTTCATCGTGTCTGTATATTGGTTCATTAATGTGAAGTTACCAAATTTCTGTGATGACCACTGTAAACCACGCTCTAAATAGCTACGTCTGCTATAGGGATCGCTAAGGTCAGCAATCACTTTAGAACGACTGGATAATGCATATTCAAGGCCAATACCCATTTCACGCAAATCGGCCTTAGCAATGCGCATAGCACTGATATCAGTTAGCATCTTACCCAATGGTTTTAACGCACTACGTAAACCGTGTTGCATAATCGGACGAGCCATATCAGGTAACGATGATATTGTCATACCCCCCAATAAACGTAAAAAGTTAACGTGACGAGCCACACGGCCAGCACGAACAAAGAAACTAGAGGGATCTTTAGGCGCGCCATAAGTTCCTAACAGGCGGTCACGCATAGCACGAATATCACGTAAATCAGCCTTTCTTCGTGCTTCTAATCGACTACGTTCTTTAGGTGTGGCTGCATCAGCAATAAGCTGGTTGTATTCCTCTGTAATCGCTTTAATTTGATTATCCATATCAACACGACCAAATTTAGCCGTGAGTTCAATTTCAGGTGCGACTTGGCGAATATAGTTTTCCATCACATAGTTAACATCTGATTCGAGATAGTCTTTAATTCGTTCATCAGGAATGTTTAGCGTTCTATCTTTTGTAAAACCAGCACGTTTAACTAACCCATCAGGGATCAGTTCACTGGGTACAATGCCTGACGGTGCCCCGATAATTTTATTAACGATATCATCTGCTGCGGCATTTAACTCTTCACGCTCTAAAGGTGTCATGCGATTTAATGCTGATTGCCTAATTCTGTCATGGCGAGTTAATGAATTCGCAGTTCGTGTTAAACGACGATGTTCATTTCTAAACTTGCGAGGGTTATCAAGAATATCAACACTACGTTGTAACGCAGGTAATTTATTCTCAGCATCATTAATACGTTGTAACTTTCGTTGTAATGTTGCCTGTCTTCTTGTTTGCGTTTTATTTAGCTTAGCAAGGTTAGATAGTGAATTTAACTCAACTTCTACCGCATTCTTTTCATTAATGATTTTTTGATATTTATTAATATCATCCATCAACAAAGATTTTTTACCTGACCAACTCTCAGCCTCTTTAATCTCAAGCCCTAAACGTTCGGCTTGTGGTGAAGCGTTACGTGCTTTATCAATACCAATTTCAGCACGATCAAGGCTACCTTTAGCTTTATTTATTGAGGTTTGATTAATCTCTTCTAACCAGTCAGCAATGATTTTCTTAAATTCAGTACGATCATTTAAAATTTTGTCGAATTTATAAATACGAGGGAAGTAGCTTTGTGCTGTTGTCACCTTTACACCTTCACGTAAGATCCCTAATTCAACCATTCTATCTTTGGTTGCTTCGACAATAGGTCTAATAGAACGTGCTGCCTCTGCCACTTGTGGTATTGCATGAGTATCACCATTGCGCATAGCATCACCAACAGCCTCACTAAATTGGTAATAGCTCATATCACGGCCACCAGATTGACGATACTGTTTAAAGTGGTCTTTCGTCGATTCTACTTGCTTATAAACAAGTGTTTCATAACCTCTCACTTTTGTTTCAACAGCGGTAAATGTCGCAATACCTTCTTCATTTTTAGCAAAGGTAAAGTTGTTTTCTGTGAGTTGTTGGTTAATTTGGCGCGCTGTTTTAGATGGTGATTGAGCAACACGGCCAACAGGGCTAACCATCATTGTTCTATTAACAAAAGAGGGTCCTTTTAGTGTCTCTTGTTCAAGTGTGGTATTAGCAACTTCCGCAGCACCAATGCTTCGATCACCAGATTGATTGGCTGGTGGATTATTACTTGGTTGAGGTTCAATAATGTCATTTCTAACTTTATTAATTAACTCACCTCGATTTCTAACTAATTGCGCAGCTGAACCTAAGGTTCCACCGATCATGGCATCCAGCGTAACGTTAATCGCACTTTCAGTTAATGTTCGTGTTTCTTGGGTACTATGCAATGCCATTTCAGAAGCTACGCCACCAGCGGTATTTGCCAATGCAAACTTACCCGCGGTTGCACCAACACTACCGCCTTTTACTATTGCACCACCTGGTATCATCATTGCAGCAACATTAATTGGATCAATAACCCCCATAGCTATGCTACTCACAATACCGGCACCGCCTGAATCCATTAATTGCTGTCTATCATTCTTCTCACGATCAATGCGTTGTTTTATTGCAGCGGTTTCTTGAGGAGAGTTTGAATGAATAAAGGCATCGGCATAGTCTTCATAGCCTGAAAGCGTTAATTCATCTTCAAATGGGTTATAGCCTTCTACATCTTCAAATTGATTAAAAGGTGCAGTAGCAATCAAGCTACCCACTGAGTTATCGATACGAAACGCCGCATCACGTAATTCTTTAGTTTGCCTTCTATCATCAAGCGGATTAATAGGGTCATACCAAGACGGTGAAACATTATCACCGTAAGTAGGTTCAGTTTGCTGAACAGCATTAATATCCGCAGATAAAATATCATCAGGTTGTTGTTCGTAAATAGGCATCAGTTTTTATCCCAAGAAAAATAATTATTGAATTTATTTACTCGCTCATTGTGAGCTTCTTTATATTGCTCACGGATACTTTGACGACGTTCATCAAATTCTGAGCGCGATTTATCCAATGCTTCTTCTCGTTCCCTTTTATCCTGTGCTTCTTTAACGCTTTGCTGGCGTTTCTCCATTACCTCTTTATACATCGGTGATGATGACTGTTCTGGCTTAAAGCGAATAGGTAAACCGTTATCTCCCGTATATGGCCGATAAATAGGGATATCATCGCTACCAGTTTGTTTTATCATTATGCCGTAACTGTAATCTCTTGGTGTCACTGCATCAGAGACAATAACGATTTCAGTGCCAGAAGAAGCGCCACCAAATGACTTAGACATTAATTGCTTTTTCTCTTCTTCCCATTGTCCAGCGATCCAGTTACCAGCACCTGATTCATTAATACCGTATACAGCTTCTGGTGCATAACGCATAACTTCTTCACTGCCATTAATATTTGATACTGCCCATGTTCTTTTAATTTGAGCGTTAGTCATTTTCTTGGCTAGTTCTGCATCACCGCCTGTTTCAGCAAAGTTAGCGTCATACAACGTTTGATAGTCACGTAAGTAAGCACCATTTTGAGTGCCAGGCTTACTGACGTTTGGTGAAGAAAATGGTTTATACCAAGGGTAAAAATCATTGATATTAGATTGCGCCGCTTTATCTCTATCCTTGATATATCCTTTATCCCTGATTTGAGAAGCGATCATTTGCTTAGTGCGCTCATCTTGTTCAAATGTCGTCTTAAATGCAGTTTCTACCGCTTTCTCATCAGGCATACCAGCTCGACTTAAACTATATACTTTTGAGTAATACGCCATTGTGCTTGATGGAATATCCGTAGCTGATGCCGGATTGTTATCAAATATCTGCCCATACATTTTCGCGATAGGAAGAACAACTTCAGGATCTTTAGATGTTGCCCCCATATTCAATACAGACTTAACTTGTGATGGGATAATCCCTGTTCTTGCTGTAAGTTCAGCAACGGCATTTAAGCTATTAGCATCACGTAAATTAAAGCTCTGCTGAATATGTTTTTCAAAGTAATCATCTGCTGCCTGCTGATTATTCTTATCGTTAGGATCAAGCGGAAAGTTATTTTGAATGGAAAGCTGTAATCGGTTAGCTGCAAACTGTTTATCTTGTTCCTTGATGTTCCCTTCAACGAACTTACCAAATTTCTCCCAACGTTGAATTTTGCTTTCGTAGTTTGCTTCACCCGTTTGAGGTCTAATTTGTGATAACAAATCTTGCTGTGCTTGTGGAGACATCTCTTTAGCTGCTGACATAAAACCAGCATAACGTTTAGCTTCTTGCATATCGGCAGACATGGCTGAACCTTTGTCATAGCCAAACGCAGAGATTAATTCATCATGAGTAGGCGCATTAGGCGCTTCAAGCCCTCTTTCCCATGCTGCGTAAGAGTCCGCTACACGAGTACCAAGTTGTTGCTGTAACTCACCTTGTTTTTGCTTACGTAGCTGTTCTGCTTGTCGTAAATATTTTGCTTGGTCAGCTTCATCTAAGGCATCGAAAGCGGCAGATCCGGTTAATAGTTTTGGTGCTTCTGATGTCGCTTGTAATTCAACAAAACCAAGTGCTGACTGTATGCCTGTTGCTATCTGCTCATCAGTGTAATTAACACGGTTACGCCCATTTTCCTTATACATTATCGCTGTCGATAAATGCGTTAAGGTATCTAAATTCGTTAAATCTAATGGTTGATTAGGTGCAACACCAAGGTAATCAGATACATACTCAATGTATGCCTGAGTATCATTATTATCTTCTGGTGGTGCCCAGCGATTAATGATCTGCTCTGGTGTAACAAAACCTTGTCGAGCATAAGAAAGTAGATTTTTACCTAATGCTCTAATACCGTGCTCAGGTGTGGCAAACTTAGCAAATGCACCATCATCACCGGTTTGCCCTACCCATTTATTACTAGATATACGAATATTACCTGGGTTGTTGTTTCTAACACCTCTTGTATCACCGTTACTAGGTGTATACATATTCTCTTGCTGTTTATGCAGATTATCAGCGTAAGCAGTAGCATCTTCAGGGTTATCAAAAATCCCTAAGTGCTTACCTGTTTGCTCGTATAACGCAATAGCTTCATCATCAGATAACAGCTTACCATCGTCACTTACGGTAGGTATTAGCACTTCGCCATCATCGGTACCAATAGAAATCGTTCTTACTGTACTAATTGAGCCGTCTTCGTTTTTAACTGTTGGCCTATTGAGTAAATTAATATTTCCCTGTTGGGTCATTCCTTTAACTTTACCAACAGTACCACCATAGAACGCATTATTTCTGGTAGCACCACCAAGGCTTGAAGGTTCTCCATTTCGCTCCAAGAACCCCATATAATCAGCACCGAGTTGGTTTTCAATCGCTTTACGTGCAGTCGCTACTTTGAATTCTTGTTTCTTGGCGAGGATCTGCTCTTCACCCCAACCGTGTGATAATCCAAACTCTTCTATTTGCTGAAACACTTGTTTATGTGCAGAGATATAAGCTTGATTATCGCCGTACATTGATGCGGCAGACTCTGCATTTAATGTTAGCGTTGATTGAAACTGATCCTGTTCATAAGCTTTGATTTGCCCCATCTCATGACGATTCGCTTGTGATGCAAACTGAACACCCATTTCTTGCGCTTGTTGCATAAAGCTTTGTCGCACAATATCGTCAGGTAATGCCGATGATATCTCTCCGGCATAATCACGAAATGACTGTTCGTACTCAGATGCTTTACCAATCGCATTCTTACCTTGCTGTGAAAGTAATCCATTTTGTGGATCGGTCATCAGTTCGTTGGCTTTCTGTCGTAGCTGTAATGCGGCATCTTGCGCCAGTGCAACATTGGCTCTTTGTTTTGCTTCTGCAAATAAACCGACATATTGCTCACCAACACGACCAAAGCCAGCGCCAAAAGCATCAGGTGATGATTGAACAGAAAACCCATTATTTGGTAACTGCTCAGGCATAACCGTTCTATTATCGTATGTAGGTACCTTTGGCATGATTAAAATCCTTTTGGTGCTTTAGAAAATGTCTTACCTGCTTTCGCAGCACCTGAGCCACCACCACCGAATGGACTCCATGTACCACCAGCCAACTGATACGCGCCATAAGCTTGAATAGGGGCTGTTAATAACGTTGTCATTGCACCCATATTGCCTGAGCGTCTTGCCATTTTTGCATTAAGGCGATCATTCTCAGCTTGCATACGATAGCCATACGCTTCACGAGAAGCGTTATTAACCATAGTTAACGCATCAAGCTCACCCATTGCAGCAGTATCACCTAAAATATCTAAAGCCCCAGCAGTGCTTAAATCAATGCCACTGGCTGACATTGTTGCCGCCTGTGTACCCGCTAATTGGCGAGTGCGTCTACGCTGTTCTTGTGCCTGAGCATTGCCTTTATTAATTGCATCAAGTGCAGCATCTTCATTAATTTTTGCGTTTTGATTAGCCACTGATGCTTGAAATTTACCATCGGTATATTGTCCGTATGCTTGCAACGCAGAAGTACCAATTACTGCTGCCGCTAATGTTGTTGGTTCACACATTATTTAGCCCTCAATGTAAAACGATGGAAAGGTAACTGAAGTAAACCTACTGGCTTTGCTTCTTCAATCTGAAACCCCAACCAATGGAGCCACGCCTTAGCAATATGATTACGTTCATCGACATAATTCATCAGTGTTGGGTATTGCCCTAACATCTGTTTTAAGATGGGTTTACAACGCCGTAGAAAGGTTTTCTGGTGTTGCTCTAATAAATCAGTCCCCACTAGCCAAGGGATACCTAAACCAGTAAGTAATGAGCCAGAAGCAACACCAAAAATAGTCACGACTTCATCATTAATAATGCCGGCATAGGCTTTAGTAGAAATAGATAAGCCATGTCGTAATACCTGCTCAGGTGTTTGCATTGACATAGCATAGAACTCATCAACATCAGCTTGTCTTACATGTGGTAATAAACGAACAATATGTTCATGAGTAGCAGGAATAATTTGTACATGATGTTTTTTCATATCAGAAACCACCAGCATCAATACGCGGAATAACAGAGAGCACCGCTAACGGTAACGGATCAACCTGTCTAATAAAGACACGTCCGTTTTTGCTCCAATCTGCATCTAAATTAATTTCAACAATGCCTGTGGCATCATCAACAGGATTGTCGTAAAACTCGAATTGACGTTGAGGATACTCATATAACCGTTCTTTTTCAGTACCAGCCCAAATACCCCGACTACTATTTACAATTAAGCTGGCAACCTTAATAAGTTTCTTCTTATCAAGTAATGTTTCTTGCCCATTAATATGGATATCAAGTGTTTCTAATTCACTGGTAATAGGTAATCCGATATGCACTACGGCTGATGGCGTATCAATTTCCACTGCACCATTGGTGACAATGGCCTGCGGTGAAACATTAGCATCAGAAAGAATATTAACTGTCTTACCTTCAAGATGATTTAAGCCAGCAAAGCGATAGCGGGCTATGCTCCATTCAGTAGTGGGTGTATTTTGTAATGCTGGTGGGATATTGCGATTAGCAGAAATAACCACTTGATTTGCAGATATATATTGAACAATCTTACAGCGAAGCTCTTTATGTTCATTATCTTCAAAATAAGGAATATTGACGGCACTACCGATATCAGAAGCGCTAAAGACTGGATCGCCTGAAACCACTAATGGATAGTTTTCTTGATAGTTCCACTCACCCGCTCCAGCAGTGATGGTTACTGTTTTTACATCATCGGTGTTTCTACCGTCATAACTTAAGCCAGAATCCACAAAGAAAGCATCTTCTGTGCGAGTAAATAAACGGCTAGCCAAGCGCTCTACATACCGAACCTGTTTACCGTTTACTGTGCGCTGAACAATAAAATAGGCTGAATCTTCATTGCCTTCACTGATCGAACACGTTGACTCAAATTTCCCTTCTGTCGATTGTGGCGCCCATGCAAAAACTTGCTGTTCTCTTAAATAGGTTAAAGCCAGCATTAACCCATCGTCACGTATGCACCATGCTATAGAATATGGAACCGTAGTAAATGACCAATCAACAATACGATGACGTTGAAATAGGTGATTTGCCAACATAGTTAAGTCAGTGCCTTGGTACCCATCCACATCAAAGGAGTACGATAAATCACGCACAGCACTACCTTTCTCTTGTACGTAAAGCGCAATGTTCGCAACAGAGATTGGCGGTAAATCACTTGAGCCGTTAGCACCTTGTGATGACATTGAAAAACTGGAAGGTGTAAGTACTTTGTTCTGATCACCCGTGATTTGATATTCACCGCCAGAGGTCAATGCCACCAGCGAACCGACATCAATCAAATGGCGAATTTCATTAACTTGACGACCTGCATACGTGTAGACAATGCGATCATCATCTTGAATAGGATTGTTGCGCCCAAAGTCTTTATAGTCACCGCTACGACTGGCCCATATCGTTTGTGGGTAGGCACGAGAGCCGGCAAAGAATAAACGTTGTTGGTAATAAACAACGGTGCTTGGATAACCATCGATATCATTCCACACTGCACGCGCCCATTTATGGCTTGCATTATCTTCACCAACGGCATTGGATGGAATATAAGAGATCACCTTTCCTGTGGCTGTTTTGCCATCTTCACTAACAGTTTCAATTTTTACGATACCAAAACCACTATGCAAATATTCCCACTGGATCCCTGTATCACCACCCCAACCATCCCAGCTCATTCCTTCAGTATGAGACGGTCTTAGTGTTCCTGTTTTACCGCCACTATTGGCACGATAGTAGTTACTGTCAGCACGGCGTTGATCATTGAGGTTGGTTGTTTTATCTGTTTCCCATACAGGAACCGCATCAATATCACGTTGCTCTAAATAGAACTGCTTACCTATTTGCTCGGTACCAAAAATATCATGCGTAGACGTTAACGTAATTTGCCCCGTGCTTGCACTGGCATAAACTTTCATTGCCTTATCGGTATTGATATCTTCAAAGGGGCCGTTCTTGGTTTCAACGGAGACTAACTTCCAATCATCATGATCGTAACGCTGTAACTCCATTGGTGGATAATCAGTATGAACAATCGTCATAACATCGGCTGATTGCGTATACTTCAAATCAAACAAATCAGCTTCTTTATAAGGTGTAGATAATTCAAACACTTCGCCTTTATGTTCACCATCAGCATAGAGAACCTGCCCACCATCTTTAAATACGCGAATATAACGATCACCAAACTCTAACGCGTAGGTTTGTACGGTGCTGAATTGGAAAGGAATAAGGCGAGACTTCTTATTTTGATACTTTGTTTCAGCAATAAATCGTGTGCCTGGTCTATTCTCAACACCACCATATTGACGAACAATAAAGTTATGGCACTTGCGCAGTGCAGTTGAATACTTCGCAAGATCAACACGACCATATAGGCTTGGTGCAATTTCACCGCCTGAAAAACTAGGTTGAATAAGACTAAATGGCATTATGACAACCTCGCTTGTGTGAATTCATCCATATAATCAGTTGGCTCTGCTGACTCACTTAATGAATGTGCTGCTGCGCTTTTAATAACACCTTGGTAAATTTGTAGTGCTTCACCACCAATACCCGCATTTGATGCCAATGGACGAGCCAATTCAGCAGCTAAACGCCATGCAAGCGCATCTTTAAATAACGCATCAAACATATTGACGTCAGTAATACGTGCAACATACTCAAGCCATGCACTAGGATGATCAGTAAAAATTAATCGACCAGTACCGTTTTCATCTGAACCAACATGAAAATGGATTGCTGTATCTGGTCTACGGTACTTTTGATGAGGTTCGACAATGCCAATGGCTTTTAGGCAATCATTAGGATAGCGATAGGCATACGCCCAATTAGGCGGGGGATTATTTGTATTGGCTAATGCCACCTTTTTAGTCGCAAAGTTCCAAGGAAAATCGGCCAGCACACTATCACGACATTGCGCATAATGAAGGTTGCATTGAACGGCTTCTTTGCTGGCTTCAGTCATACTATTAATCGAACGACTATTGCCAATGCGACTTAATGCAATATTGCAAATTTCAATTTCTGAGGCCATATCATTTATCTCCAATAAAAAAGGGGCTCTCGCCCCCTTTATCATCGGGGGTTAAACCCCTAGTTCTTTCCGCTTTTCATCTATTGCGGTGCGCATTTTATCTGCGCCCATATTGTGATGAGGTGCTTTACCAAATAGCTGGGTATATTGCTCACGAAGCGCATCAAGGCTTGAGTCAATCGCCACACCTGAACCGCTTACAGCAATATTACTTACGCCTTCACCAGTATTATCACCAGCCCCATCAGCCACACTATGAGTATTAAGTCGAGCATCAGCGCCACCAATTAACGCTAAGTTATCGCCAGCTATACCGTCGTACTCAACCTCTTCACCGATTTCAAGTAGACGCCCAGCGATAAATGATTTTTTTAAAACCTTATATCGTGACATGTCACACCTTATTGAGTTACAGCATCGTAAATAGGATGAGCATCAACAGTTAGGTTAATGCCCGCAGTGAACTTACCCGCCGTTAATGGCCCTTCTGCAACAACGTATTGCAGACGCAGGTACTTCAAAACGCCTTGAGGTACTTTCGCCACAATACGTTTACCTGCATTTAAATCAGCAATTGGTATTGCCACAGATTCAAAGATAGATTTAGCATCAGAGAATTTATCGTCTGTCGCGGTTTCTAACTTAATTTGAACCGTCGCTTCACCTGATGCTTTAGCCTGTTCAGTCACTTGTGCAAACAGCTCTAATGGCTCACCAATACCGATATCACGAAATGCACCATGCACTGGCGTTAAGTCGATAATTTGCTTACTTACAGCAGATGCAGTAACCGCCTGATCCAGTGAAAAAAGCGTTTCTTTATCTAAAATCATTTTGACTATCTCCAAATAAATGAAAGTTAGCGGAGCCGTTAAACGACACCGCAATAACTTATTTCACCTGATCTTCAGTCGTTAAGATGGCATCAACACGGCGAACAGGAATTTCATCGAATGAAACAACTTTCTTACCGGCAACTTCTGCCATGGAAATATTGACGTTTTTGCTGTTTTTAATTTGACGACGCATCCAGCTACGAATTTGCTGGTTACAATAAAAAACAGGACGCCCCATAGAGAGATTAGGGATCTTCTCAATTGCTTGAATAAACAAGTCTGGCAAATCGAGTGTGTCCGCTTTTTCTGGATCTTTACCAATTTTGGATAAATCAATATTGGCGATACGGACAACATAACGCCAGTCACGAACTGAGATACCATTTTTCCATTGGAAGTGAGTACGAAAGCCTTGGTATTTACCTTTGTTTTCATCTTCTAAAGTAACTTCACCTAAATGGTTTTGCTCTAAACCTGCTTTAGAACCTTTAGGGAAAATACCGTGAACCGTGTTTTCACCCCATACCACTAACCACACAGAAGTTAAGTTACTGCCAGTACCACCAGCATCAATGATATTGACTGCATTCTTTGCTTTCATATCGTTAAAGCGTGCAGCTAATCCCGTAAAGCGCTGAGGATGAACCGTAGCATCACCATAAATAACCGTTTCAGCCATTTGCTGGTTCATTGACTCTAAGAATGCAATTGATTCAGACAATAGAAATTCATTCTTTTGCCCGTTCAAGTTAGCAAGATCTTTATCAACTTCAGAATAGGTTTCAAGCATACCAATCGCATCAGTAACCTGTGCTGTGGTTGATTTGCTTGGCGGTACACCATAATTAAGCAAACGCCATGTCGCAGATGGTAAACCAGTACGAACGGTTGTACGGTGACCCGTTGGTAAATTACCTTCAACGAAAACCATATCATCAAGAATTTCATTAGACTGATTCAGCAATTCGACGATCTTCGCTTGCTTGCTGTCAGGGCCTTGTCGTTTAGCCCAATCAACGAGAGTTAAAGCAGGCATGTTATTTCCTCTTTGTTATCCAAATAAAACATCAGCAGCACTTTTACTGCCGTTACTGTTGCCAGTGACAAGACCGTCCTCTGACATTGCTTTGCCTATCTTGGCAAAAGCCCGAATAATCTCTGGGTGATTACCTAACCCTGTTTCTGTTAAATACAATTTCAAATCATCAGAACCATAGGTATCTAATGCCTTTTGTGCCGCACCGATAGATTCAGCGGAACCAAGCTCTTTATCTGCTTTAACAGTTTCAGCCCATTGCTCTGTCTGTTTTTGCCAACCATCATTGATTTGTTTCTGAATAGCAGGCATGATTTTAGAGCCATAAACATCAACCAGTTTTTGCGCTTGTTCGTTGTTTAAATTCAGCTCACGAGCAATCGGCTCAAAGACTTCTAATGCACCTTTATCAAGCTCTTGCCCTTCTTCTGGTGCTTTAAATTCATACTTTTCAGGCGCACCTACATCTGATTTATTGGCATCATTTTTCTTATCAGCCGGCTTGCCCTGCTCTCCACCATTCTCTTTTTCAGTGCTTTTAGTAGGATCATCACTATTTGCTGGTGGCTCATTTTTATCTGTTGCTGATGTTTCTTGAGTAGGTTCCGTTGCTGTACCGCCACCACCTTCACCTCCATCGCTGTGTTGCTCGTTATACAAGCGACGCATAATTAATTTCTGCCATAAGTTCATGACTGCTTCTCCCATTCTTTAAATTTTGGTTAAACGCTTGGTGTAGCTGCTTCATTTGCCATTTGCGCATAAAGCTCAGGGCAAACTTGGTGTAATTGATTGAAAACTTTTAATCCATAGTTACGTTCTCCCTCTCTAAATGCCATTGCATAGGGATCATTAGAAAAAGAGCTACGAAATACGCCAGAGTCAGAAATCAAACGCCAAATAACAGCACGCCCAGCTTCTGTGGACATAACCTCTTTTAGCTGTTGTTCCTCTTTCTCTTGCCTATTTTTTTGTTGAATATCGTATTCAGTGCGAGCGATTCTCTCGTCTTCATACGCATCAAATGGATGTGTCATTGAGCACCTCCACCAGCCATAGCGGACAGAGCACTATCATTATCAAGATTGGTATCACTGAGTGTTTTAGCACCATCAATAGCGGACTGCGCCATTTGCATCTGTGCCATTTGTTGCTGTTGTGCTTGTCGTTGTTGACGTATGGCTTGTACTTGCTCATTGGTTGCAACGATTGTTGGAGAGACACCAATTGCCGATGCATAGTTATCAATAGCATCATCAGCGTTAAGCTTATCTAATGCTTCTGGTTTAACTCTTGCCAGATTGCCAACGAAGCCCGCAAAACGTTCGATACTGCCAACACCAATCGCTTTCTGTGCCTGAGCCATAACAGAAATGTACTCAACCTTTAGATCCATTCCCTGCATTTCATCAGGTGCAATGGGAAGTAAGTTTTTATTTACTAAGATTGAGAAAGTGCGATTAATCAGCTTGTCGAGTAACTCAGAATCAAGGCGTTGCAGAACAGGCCCTAATTGCAATAGCTTCTCTTCACGCATTTCAACAACGGCTTCGATCGGCATAGAGCGCGTATTCACCATTTGCATCATGCGGAACAAATCAACAAAGTAAGCGGTATCAATCAGTTGACGGGTATCTTGAACATCTTCAAGTAGTGCTTTCAATGCTACGGGTTGAACATCAAAAATCGTTTGAATTTTATTAGTAGGATTTGCCTCATCAAGATAGTTAATGCCTCCGGGTATGGTATTTACCCGTTGGTTTTTTAATGAGGCTGGCACTTGTAAAGGTGGATTGGTCAGCTTATCAATCATCTGCGCTTTACGCTTTTGCATTAATTGAAGTGCTTTAGTACCACCTAACGCCAACATACCAGGGCAAGATGAACCGTAAACATCTTCACCATTAACTTCCCAACGTGGCGCCATAATAGGAAATTCATCATAGCCAGACTCACGTAACACTTTCTCGTGATCACCCGCCACTTCAAGATAAACGGATTTAAAAGGCTTGTGCTTCGCCTCTAACTTTCCTGTTTGTCGTTCAAGGTTTGGATATACGGCATGAACCACTTCAATCCATTGGCTGTACTGGCTTGAATTCCACATTGATTTAACAGTGTCGCTAACGCTATCAACCCCGAACTCCATTACCAACTGGCGAACGGTCATCGTAAATTTGCGATAGCAAACATCAACACTCAGGCTTGGGCTATTTGCAATGTAATAACTGCCAAGAGGGAAATGAACGGTACGGATAATACGCTGGCTATCTTCAACAACCGCCATTGCTGCAGTGCCAAAGGTACCTAAATCCCCATACATCAACGGTAATGACTGATAGAGATTAGAACGATTGAACACTTCGTTCATACGCTGTTCTGTGGTTTCTAACCAAAGTTTTACAGGGCCATAATCCATTAAATCAGGATCAGGTGTTGCTAAACGAAACCAAGGACGAGCAGGACTTGTAATGCCTGACATCATGCCACTGGAAAGCACCGATGAAGCTAAAGATGCCGTAGGGTCAATAATCTTACTATTACGGCGATCACCTCGATTAACCTCAGATGCAGTAAAGCGCGTACTACGAGGACGAGTGAAATCTGACAATTCACGCCAATGCGGTTCAAATGAGCTACGCTCTGTTTCCAACTGATTAAGTTGTTGCAGTAGCTGTTGTTTCAATGGCGTTGACATAGTCACCCCTTATTGACCAAGCAAGGTTTTACCGCTGGTGGATGCTGAACTTGTCGCACCCTGCGCACCCGTTAGTAACGTAGACTTACGACCTGCGGCTGCACGGCGACGACGCATTTCATCATCACGACTACCCGTTACTGCCGCATCTTGTTCTTGAGGTGCTGCCTGAACTGGTGGAGGGGTAGTAATTTTTGGAGTTGAGCCTAATCCGCACATAATTCACCCATAGATTAAATTAACCAATATTGCATATTAAATTAATAATACATGTTATTTGACAATATTGAAAATTATAACTACCATTTTGGTTATGCAATGCCACTGCATTTTTCTCGGTATTGTTACCACGACAGCGTGCTTTACCTTAGGACTGTTTGCCCTCTACTCCAGAGGCTTTTTTTTATGCGAATGGATCGTAATCTGAATTGCTGACATTAACGCCAGAATGAGGTGAGGAGTAATTTCTATCTATTTTGGTGACTGGATAGGCGAATGTCAGTGCGAGCGCATCACCTTTACCCGGTGAACGACCAAGACGCTTTTTAATTTCTGTTTTATCTTCTAGTACAATCTTGCTATCAATAACACGAACTTTGTATTCACCACATGACAAATCATCTGCGGTTTCCTGATCATCAATAGCCCCGCCAATTTTTAGCCATGTCTTAACGCTGTTATACATTTCACCGCGTTTGTTTAGCATTTGTGGATCTGTTGATGCACCACCAAACTTAACTAAACGCCACACGCGTCCCCAACTTGTTCCAATAGAGTGAATACCGGTACCGTAACCAAAATCGATATGAACAGCATCAGCCTTGTATTGATCTTCAAAGTCAGCAATGCGCTTTGCCATAACAACATCGTCAGTTGTTTTAAAGCCCGTCCACAAACACTTACTGAATAAACCTTGACGCAGATAAATGACTGCATCATCAATACCAGAATAGGCAGGGTCAACACCAATAATTACGGGCGCATGAGCAACTTCAGCTTGTGTGACAATGCGTTTCATGGCTTCATCGGTTAAACCTGTTGGAATAAACTGTAGTTCTGATGCTGACGGGAACACACCACGAACACGAACTTTAAAGAAGTCGCTATCTTCGCCGTAGTCCTCCTCCCAGTTTTTAATCTGCTCTTTGTTGCTACCTTCAACGGTACGGCTATCAATCTGCTTGGTGTTCCAACGATGTTTAAACTTACGAAAACACTCACGAAAGCGCCCTGTATTACGGGTTGGGTTACCGAATGCAATCCAAATGATTTCGGTGCCTTCATCCGTTAACGCCCCTTCTGCAACTTCCCATACCAGATCGGCAATATTAGATGCTTCATCAAACACCAAGATAATACGCTTACCTTTGTTGTGAAGCCCTGCAAATGCCTCTGTATTGTTCTCAGACCATGGCACAGCGTCAGCACGCCAAGCATTAGCATGATTAGGATCGTTTGAGTAAATAGCTGTCTTAGTACAAGTAAACCAATTATTGGTAAGTGATAAGCGTTGCCACTTCGCTATTTCTGGCCACGTTTTAGTACGTAGCTGATTTTCGGTGTTGGCAGTGACGACTACTTTACAATCTTCGCAGGTATCCATGCCCCACTTGATGATCATTGAAATAAATGCAGATTTACCAATGCCGTGACCAGAAGCACGAGCAAGTAATAATGGCTGGTGGCGTGTCTTTGGATTGCGTAGATGTTCACCGATTTCATTTAATGCTTCGGCTTGCCACTGACGAGGACCATTATATTCTTCAAGCTCTCCACCAGCTTCCCCCCACGGAAACGCGTAATACGCATAACCTAATGGATCATGCGTAAATGATGCGATATCTTCAATGAGTTGTTCTTCTGGTGATTTCTGCAAAGCTTCTGACATTACTCAACGCTCCCTTGCTGAGCACGTTTACGAGCAGATGCCAACTTATCAGCAAGCGATACGTTTACATCAACCTGTACGCGGTCACGGAAAGCGTTCACATCAACGTGTTTACCTACCAGCTCCAATACGCGTAGCTTATCCAGTAGCTTCACTTTTTTGACAATCACATTCTCATCAACAACCGCAATTTCAAATGAAGCAATACTTTTCCGCCACACAGTAGGCCAATCCTTGATAAGTTTGATGTCACCATTGTCATTGAGAATATCAGCAATATCCGCATCAAGCATATCAACCAAGCGCTTGAGAACATTGTCAGCACTCATCTTGGTGCGCTTATTGCGCTGTTGCATAAGTTGTGCGATACGCTCTTGAATACGGGGATCAGCCATTAGCTGTGATGCGCGCTTGCAAGCACTGCCAGAAGCATATCCAGCAGAGATTGCAGCATCAGTTTGATTATCGGGGGATTTGATATATTCCTGACAGAAACGTTCCATCTTGTCGTTGATAGGCGTTGGCTGTCGTGCAGGTTTCTTTCTTGGTCTTTTGATAGTCATAATCATCACCTCTTTGGTTATTATGGCTATTCAAAATATAACATTCAAATCTAATTAGGTATTAATACACCAATTTAAAACCCCAGTATTCGAGGGAATTAAAATAGAAATGAACACCCGACGGCTATCTGGTTGACAAAATCGCGTCAACCAAATTTCTATTTTGCTATCGTTTTGTCAACCAAGTTAAGCTGTAATTCGCGATATCCATAAGTGACCCAACATTTAGCATCACCAGATAAACAGCATTGCTGAACGGGTAACTGTTCGCCACAACGCTCACACTTACGCTTAGATAGCTCCTCAGCTTGTCGCTTATACTCCGCATCATCTTTACGAATAAGCATCTGTATGTATTCAACAACATCATACTGTTCACGACCAGGCATACGTAGAACACAATTACGCTGTAACATCTCCAGCTCTTGATTATCCACCAGCAGTTCAATCTTCGTTACGCCAAGTTCCTTTTGGCGCTTACGTTGTAATGCCTTACGTTCAGCAGGTGATTTAGCCATTAAGTGACACTCCAATCACAGTAACAACGACACACCAGAATACAGCGAATAAAATGTACTTAGTTAGCATTTATCAGCTCCTCAGGTATCTCAACTTCATCACCTATCTCAAGCATAACAACCGCTAGGCAAATAGCTTCTTGAGCAGTATTAGCAGTGGCATAATCACCCATTAAATGTGGCGGTGATGCATAGCAATAATTAACCCCGTCAACTTCTTCAAACATTAAATCAATCCAGTAGTTATTTATAAACTCACCACACTTTAACCAGTCGCTAGATGGGCTATATACACAGTTATTAGCATCAACAATAAACTCTTTGCCAATACGAGCATCAACGCCAACGGCTTTACCTACTGCCCAATCAAGCGCTAATCCTTTTAGTTTTGAGGTTTTAATTTTCATCATTCACCCTCTGGTATTGGTGGGAGTGGCATCCAGTGAGTTACGAATCTAGCTACTGTTTCGATTAACTCGCCATCTTCTTTGGTGATAATTTGAAATGAACAATACTCGTGAGTTGCTAAATATATAAATCCATCAATATCGACAACTAACACCTGTTCGCCATTTTCAGGCAATCTCTCACTCACCTTAACCCAATTAGTTCCCTGCATTAGATGCCTCCTTTTGGTTTAGTCTTTTAACAAACGCATCAGAATCAATTCTTAAAAGTCGATTCATAACTTTTTCACAACGATATGGTTTGTGCATTTTTCGATTGCGATCTGCTGTCTTTTTCCCACCTCTCACATATCTACGCTTCCGTGTCATTGCTTCATCAGCGTAGAGCCACATCAGTTTTTTTAAATTCTGTTCCTTTCATCTAAAAATCCTCTTGCGTGACATGTCACGATTGTTTGATTTATTGAATAAGCCTAATAGCATCAATTTCTTGGCTCATAATTTCTTCCCAAACTCATTCAACGATTAATTAACTCAGTCACTAACTTAACGAATGGTAATAAGTTCATGATTTTCTGTATTTTCAGGTAACGTTACCCCTATCTTCCCTTGTTCACCACAAAGCTTTGACGCGCTGATATTCCACACCCTGCAATCCTCATCAAAGATGGCGTCCATAACGGCTTTAATCAGGTTATCGACATCAGGACGTTGCTGGTGAGGTTTACCATTCATCTCAATGCGTTTCTTCTTGCTCCATGATTTAGGCATAGGGATAACAAACGTTAAGTGAGCACCGCTTTCAGGTAACGTAAAACGGTTAGCTCTCATTTCGTCACAAAAAGCGTGGTACTTAACGACAACCGGTCTTTTCTTCCATGCGTCACGTTGTGTCATACGTGGCTTTGGTACAGGATTGATATAATAAATTTGCTGTTTCATGCACGTACCGCCACCAGCATTGCGTTCATACGATTATGAATATCAGCAATCTTTCCATGCTGTAACGGCGGTAAACTCTTTCTGACGTAGGTTAGTGAGCCTTTCTGACAGATAACGTGCTTATCCGTAGGTTTTGCTGGCTTCTTGGTCATTAGAGAGGCTTCTTTTTTGATATCTAAATCACGTAGACGCTCCATGTAATCAGGCGCTAGGGTGTATACATAACCAATGCCGACTACCGCTCTGCGTTCTACAACGGAGCTTTCAATCAATTTAATCAGTGCATAATTGGTTGTTGAACGGTTCTTCTTTCCCTTGAGATCAGAAGCAATTTCCGTTATCTCGTTAACTGACAATGGTTTTTTATTGTCACGTAAAATATCAACAACTAAATCCTGCATAAATTTCATATACGATAACCCTTAATAGATTAATCATTATGGTTAATATATCCAATTTGGTTATGTTTTCAAGTATAAAAAAAACAGAGTTTTTAATTAAACTCATACCTACTTAAAACGCTCTCAAATCGTCTATACGCTGTTTTCACTACTCAGACACTCAATCGCATACCTACAACAAATAAAACTCACCAGTGTTTATTACGCTAAGGATTTTAATATCCAATAAACCTTATACCGATTTATGTTTACGTTTATCAGCATTTTCTAATAAATCTATCCATGCAGGTCTTGGTCTGGTTTTATCTTCAAGTCTTAACGTAGGCTTAGGTATGACCTCACCTCGTTGCACTCGCTCAGACCACATACGGATCATTTTATTTAATTGCTTCTCAACCTCCGCTTCTGTCAGCCTAAGGTCATATACCTTTTGCCTAAGGTCAGTGAAGATCCAATACTGCACCGGATGCCTAAATGGGTACATCTCAGCACTATGATAATTGCATCGTCTGGCTAGGTATTTATTGAAATCTCTCAGCATTTCATCAAGTGGAATTCCAAAAGCATTCGCATCTACCAACTTGTCAGAAAGCATTGAAATAACATCAGATAACTCTGGTGGCCACGGATTACCATTGCTACAACGCTCAATGCAGAATTTAAATATCAAATCGAATTGATCGCTATTCAATCCGCTGAGTGCTCGTTTCCACATCAATGAGGGTTCCGTCCCGTTCTTGTTTGTCCATTTCTCCCCATAGAACTCCGTCATTTGTAGCCAAAGAGTCGAGATACTCTTGCCCATGTTTTTCTCTGATTTTGTGCTCCACGAGTTGTACGGCTCTTGATTTGCCACTGTTTGGATCGAATTTAAATTCTGATTTGCCATTATTATTTACTCCAGTATTGCTGTTATTCGCTTTAGCACGTTGGAATTTAATACTTTTTGCCAATGCCATTTCCCATTGTTCGTGATGTTTAGCTTTCCCCTCGGCTTTCCAGTATGTAATAAACTCGGCAAGTTCAGTTGGTTTAACTGGCTCTGTTAGTGCATGCCCCCAAAAAGCAGATTTACGTAAAAAATCGCTATCAGGTTCCCATTCATCAAACATCACGAATTTACCGTCAACGCTAAAACCACCAGCAGGAACTCTGTCATTTAAAATGGCATTATCCACATCAGGCAAATTTCCTTCGCGCGCGTTACAGAGAGTTGTTTTAATACTTCCTTTCCCTTCCTTTCCTAAAGGGAGTCCTACCGTATCACTACCGTAGTCATATGGTAGTAGGTTCATCTCTTTGATTTTACTTGGTGTTTTCTTGTTTACGACTTGATGTTTTGTGAAATTATTTATTAATCCAAAGTGCTTCCCATTTTGGGCAGAAAATAAGCTGATATAGCCACAGTTGGAAAGCTCCTGTAGTAGTACCGGAATACTACGGGAGGTTTCACGTATTGGAAAAACAGCCGCTTTTATTAGCTTCGGATTAGCATTGAAATAGCCTTCATCATCAGCGTAATTTAATAGCCCTATCGCCAATAAACACGCTGACTCAGATATTTCAGCCATATCCTCATCAGTCCAAAATGTTGGCTTAATAGTCCTGATACGGGCCATATCACCCCCTGATATTGTCTTCATAAGCAATATTTCTATTACGAGCCATCTTTAATAATCGGCTGACTTCTTTTCTGTAGTTGGATGAATTAATTGCGGAACATTCAACACAAACACCATTACTGGTAAAACGCTCAGAATCATGACCATGTCTACATAATTTTCCCGTATAGAAACGACTTAAACCATTTTCAATGGCTTGCTTTCTAGTCACAATTTTCATCATCACCTCTTTTTTCTATGATTAGTTAGCAATAAGATTATCCATTATTTTAAAATAGATCAACCTAAAAAGATTTATTGGTTACCAACAAAAAATTAAGGACCACCGAAGTGATCCTTATCAATAAATAGCCTTTGAATTATTATCGAATAAAGAAATTGATTAATTGCTCTCTGGTTGTATCTGCACCGAACTCAATACAAATATCATATAACTTATTGAGTTTACTTAGTGATGGTTTGCGTTTTGCATAGCGTAGCTGATGTGATAGATACAGTTGGCTATACCCCGTTCTTTGAGAGAATGCTTCTCTTTGCTTAATCGTTAAGCCATTCCAAAATTTTTTAAAGTCGAAAACTTCCATACATTCACCTAATTGATTAACCTAACAATGATAATAATCAATTTGGTACTTTACCAAAAGGGTTATTTATCTATTTAATACACCATAAGTTAATCAAATTTGTATAAAGAATAGACACCAAAGGACTTGGAAATGAAAAGCATTGCTGAAATTAGAAAAGATAATCTGATTTATATTATTGAGCGTTATTACGAAGGTAAGCAAAAATTGCTGGCTGATGCTCTTGGTGTAGCACCAAGCATGATCTCTCGTTATCTGTCACCAAAAGATTTAAAGAGTCACCGTGAACTCACTGACCCAATGTCACGTAAAATTGAATACGTAACAAAAATATCTAAATATTGGATGGATGTAGACCATCTAAAAATCGGCCACGTTGAGTCAGAAAATGAAGAATATATTCCAACAGAAATTGGAAAAATAATTTCAGATAATATTACGACATTCATGCTAAAAGACGGTATCAAATCAAGAGTGAAACTCGCCATTGATTCCGGGTTAGCTCAATCAACCGTAAATCGCATTATCAATTGTGAAGCCAGTGCAACTGCTGAGAGCATCGATGCAATAGCCAAAGCAATGGATCGCCAAGCATACGAACTACTAATCCCTAAAAATAACAAAAGCGATATCAATTACGATAGAAAGTTATATGCTAGATTACCTGCAAGCGAACAATCAGCAATTGAAAATTTTATTGAGTTTATTATCAATAAACACCATCCAAAAGACCTTGAGTCATCAGCTGAATAACGCAAAAAAAACAACCAAATTGGTTAATTTTATATTTTTTATTTTACATTAATTAACCATTTTGGTAATTTACATTCCCTTATTTATGCGCCATAGTGATTATTCATCAGCAAAATCTGATGTCGGGATTGGTCTCCTGATAACTACGAAGGCGCATACACCGCGCAAGCGGTTTTTTTGTATGCGAAATACAGCTACACCTATTCAATGGTGGACTGTGCGGAGGCACCTCAGGGTGCGCCGGTTCCCTTTGTAGCCGGTAAGACCAACTCCGTACAGTTCACCACCAGTCTGATTGGTCTCAGCTGTGGTGATTAACCTAACTACAAAGGTGATCTCCATGACAAGTTTAAGTATTTCTCCATCTAATTTACCCTCCATTGTTCATAACAATATGCCAGTTATTACTACTGAATTATTGGCTAATGTTTATGAAACAGATACCAAAAACATCCAAATGAATTACTCAAGAAATAACCAGCGATTTATTGCTGGTAAACATTTCTTTAAACTCACAGGTTCTATTTTAAAGGATTTTAAAAACAGACCCACTAATTGTTGGTCTGTTGCAAAGCAAGCTCGTAGCTTAATTCTATGGACAGAACGTGGTGCTGCACGCCATGCTAAAATGTTAGATACCGATCGCGCATGGGATGTATTCGAAATTTTAGAAGATAACTATTTCACTAAACATAAACCTAATACTCGTATCGGTAACTCATTACCAAACAACGCATCAACAGAAGAATTACTAGCACTTGTCGATCAGTTACAACGCACCATCCATGAAGGTGAGTTTATCCCTGCCAACCAATGCAAATTCCCACTTACCAACAAAAAACCATCTCAATTAATCGATGAATTTGCTAATAATCCTAATCAGTGCGTTTTGCATAATGCTATTTCATATCTAAAGAAGTGTGGAAACAATGTTACTGAAGCAGAACGAGCTTTAAATCACATTCGTTTTTCTCTTATTGAGTTACATGAAACAATCAGAGAAATACGCATTCACAATCAAAGAGTTGAAAAAATAACTAGGCATTTATAACGTTTTTAGGCACTAGAATAAACTGGTGCC